CGGCGGTTTGCAACGCGGCTTCATTGGCCAGCGCGCCGGTTTCGGCCAGCGCCAAATCCGCCGCACCCACGGTGCCATTCCATTCCAGCGCGATCATGGCGCCATCGGCGGGGTCGGCCCCGGGCTGGCGCCATGCGTGTGGCTATTATAGTCGGCCCGCATGCCATTCATGGACATGCCACCGGAAGCCGCGCGGTCGCGGATATCGCCATTCACATCCAGCGCACCGGTCACTTGCACCAAAGGCGTTTCCAGCGTGATCTTGGTGTCCGCTTTTATGGTGATTTCATCACCCTCAATTTCGATCTTCCGGTCCGCCTTCAGCAGAATTTTGTGGCCGGTCTGATACGAATAGATGCAGACATCGCCGGGTTGCAGCCCAGTTGGGCGGTGGCGCCTGTCATCCACACCAATGATCACCGGGTGGTCGCGGTTGCCGCCGACACACACCACCAGCACATCCGCGCCATCAAGCGGCACGGCGGAGATCCCGTATTGCTGAAGGCGTTCCACATTGTCCCGCGTCTCACCGGCCAGCAGCGTCACCTGGCTGCGCTGCAAGCCATCAGCATCATTCACCGGGCCAAGCGTGCCACGGCCAATGGCCAGCATCACGCGGCGCTGCAAGGGGGCGATGAAGCGCTTCATATCATCAAGCGTCATTCGGCCACCCGCTTCCAGGCGTCATTCTCATTGGCGCGGCTTTCGATCTTCGTCTCGAAAGGCCCGCTTTCGCCGTCACCGCCGCCGCTTTTGCCGGGCTCCGGCAGCAGGGCATAGGCATCCACCGGCGCCACCTGCAATTCCGTCACGGTGCCCTGTTCCGTCAGGCTGAACGTCACGTTTGAGATCAGCAATTCGCGCTTCAATTCCAGAAACGCATCTTCCACCCACACCTTTGTATTCGGCAGCCACAGATTGCCGGAAGAACCACGCCAGCCCGGCACGGTGTAGCGCACGCGCCGAGACTTCCCCGCCGCCACCCGCACTTCATGCGCGGCGCGATCCTGGAAGGTCACACCTTCGCCTTGCGCTTCCGCCAGGATCACCTTCGGGCGGTGGCGGATAATGTCTTCATCAGTCGCGCGCGCTTCGCCCTGGCTGGCGGAAGTCTCGCCCTGCGCCTGGCCGCGCACCACCACCACATCATGCCGTTCGGCGACATCAAAGCTGCCATTGGCGCGCAGGATATTGCCATCCTTGCCGCCCAAGCGCAGCGCCCCGGCGGCTTCACCGCCTTCACCCGCGCGCGTCAGGATCAGCGTGCCCAGGCCATCGCCCGTTGCGATCACCGCGCGTTCGCGTGCCGCGCGGGCAATCGCTTCCCAGGCGGCTTCGCCGGGCTGGATCGAAAAGCGCGGGAAGGCTTTGCCAAGGTCCGCTTCCGCGCGCACCTTGATCCCATAGGGTTCCGCGATGCGCCGCGCCGCTTCTTCCAGGCCGATATTGGCCCATTCATAAGGGCCATCCACCGTCGCCGCGCAATCCACCAAATCCGCCGTGCGTTCGCGGCCACGCACCGTCAGCGTGTGGTTGGTGGCGTCGTAGCTGACTTCCAGCGCATCCAGGAAGCCTTCCACCACGGCTTCACCTTCCAGCGTGAGGGTGAATTCCGCACCGGGCCGAATGCTGCGCGCGATCTGCGCCGCGTCTTCCGCACCGGCCCAGCGTTCCGCCATCTCGATGCTGATTTCCGCCGCCGCCGCATCCAGCCCCAGGCTGCATTTCATGCTGCGCCAGCCGCGATAGGTCAGGCCGTCCACAGTCAATTCCACGGTCGCGGCAATGGCGGCGCTCATACCAACACCTCAATCGGCTGAGCGGCAGGCACGAAGCCGGGGTGGCGCACGCGGTTGCGCGCGGCCAAGGCAGCGCCCCGGCCAAACACATCCGGCAGGCTATCGCCATCCAGCCGATACGCGATCAGCGTGGCCGGCATCACGCCCGGTAATTCAAGCCGCTTGATGCGCGGCAGCGGCGCCGCACGCTCAGCCAGGTCAGCAGCACTGGCGGCGCGCAGGGCAACCAAGCGCTGCCAAACCGCATCCCACCCCGCCGCCGCCACGCGGTCCGCCGCTGCCGCCAGCGCATCGGCAACCTTGTCCCGCGCGGCCATGGCATCATCGCGCGATGCCCAGGGCACAGCAGCTGCGGCGCGGGCGAATTCGCCGGCGAATATCGCCGCCGCCAGCACGGCCAGGCCTTCATTCGCCGCCACCAATTGCTGGCGCGCGGGCGTTGTGGCGGGGGCTGTGGGCGCCTTCACCAATTCCTGGGCATTCAATGCATCCAGCGCGGCAAAGGCCGCCTGCGGCGCAGCATCCGCGCCCTTGGTCAAGGCAGCACGCCCACCCGCCAGCGCAGATACATCCCGCGCCGCGCTGGCCACGGCCAGCGGCACGGCGGTGTCGGAAACAATCGCCGCATCATTTATGGTCGAAAGCGCGGAGACACTGCTTGCCGCGCCGCCCACCAGCCCCGCATTGGAAAGCGCGCCTTCAATGGCGCCGGCAATGCCAAGCACGCTGGCCTTGAAGCTTTGCACAATGAAATCCGCCGCCGCGCGCATGAAGCGATATTCCGCATAGGCCGATTGCGCTGCGGTCAGCAGCCGGTCCGCGCCATCCAGCACGCCGCCCAGGCTATCAAGGCCGAGCACCGGCGCAGGCTTCGTGCCGGCCTTTTCCACGCGCAGCGAAACCCGCGCCACGCGCGCCTGGTTCACATCATCCGTGATGCGGCAATCCAGCACCACCACGCGCATCGCCCCGAGCCAGGGGTGCAGCAGCGTCGCGGGTTCAGGGTCTGCCGCGGCGCGGGCAAAGGCGCGGCGTTGCAGCACCACATCGGGACCAACCAGCAGGCCTTCGATGGTGAAGCCGCGCGTTTTCGCGCCAAGGTCTTCGTGCCAGGGTTCATCCCGGCCCGGGAATTCATGCGTCACCCAACGCCGGGTGGAATTTTCTTCCGAAGACTGGACGTAGAACAGCAGGCCGCGCAAAGCGCCAGGCCGCAGATTGGCACCCACCCAGGGCAGGGCAGAGGCAAGGCCGGCGATGCTGGTCAGGGCTTCACTCATGGTGTGGCCAGCATCCCGCGCCGCACATTCAGCGCCATGCCATCATCCGCGCCGCGTTGCGTGACAGATACGCCAAAGCCTTCCGGCGCGCGGATTTGCACATCAAGCCCCGCTTGCAGGCGCACATCATTGGCAGGCGGCATCACGCCACCAGCCGCGCCATCCGGCAGGGCATTGTCGCCATAGATGGATTGCCGGCGCAGCGCATTACCCCGGCCCGCATCGCGCGGCGTGGGCGCGGCGGGGGCGCTGCTGCCGCCGCCGAAACCGGGCACGCGGTCCATAACCCAAGCTGCTGCATTGATAACCGGCTGGAAGTAGCCAAGCACGCGGGACAAGACGGCTTGCAGGACGCCACCAACAGCGGTGAACACCTCGGCCAGGGCATTGAAGCGTTCCGCCAGATAATCGGCGAAAACGCCAAAGATGCGCCCGGCTTCCTGCATCTGTTCGGAATTCATGAAGCTGCGCCAGGCGTCACCCAGCCGACCGAACAGCGCGACAATGCCATCCCAATTCGCATAAATCGCGACACCCAGCGCCGCCATGCCAGCGGCGGCCATGGCGAACCAGCCAGCAGGCGTCAGCGCAAGCACCACGCCAAGGGTGGTCATGGCGCCGGTCAGCGAAACCAGCGCCGCAATCAGCGGTCCACCGAGCAGTACGCCCATGGCGACCAGCAGCGTTTCCAGCCCGCCGAAGCGTTCAATCACCGGGGACAGCACGGCAGACACGCGCTGGAACATCGCTTCAATCCGCGCTAGCGCGCCCGGCGTTTCTTCCGTGCCGACCACGAATTGGCGGATGGCTTCAAAGGCGCGCGTGATGCCTGCGCCGATCTGCTGCGCCCATTGGTCCAAACGGCCATCTTCCTTCAGGCGCTCCACCCAAGCCAGGATGTCTCTCAATTGCTGCTCAAGAAACTGGAAAGGTCCGGCTTCGGCTATCGTGCGCGTGAAACTGGACCAAGCGTCTTTCACGTTCGAAAGCAGGCCGTCCCACTGATCCATGGCCTTTTCCATGGCACCAGGCGCCATGCCATTCCAGGCGCGCGCCACGGTTGCCATGATGCCCGCGCGATTGTTCTTATCAATCGTCGCCCGCATCTGCTTACCGTCTTGCTCCCACTGCATCACAATGGCGCGGCCTTCGGTGCGCGCCTGGATGCCAAAGCGTTCAATCGGGTCCAACTCACCACGGCCAGCGGCCGACATCGCGGTAATGGCCTGATCAAGGCTAGTTCTAAATGCGTATGCTGCGTTGCCTGCACCCAGAAGCGCTCTATCGGCAGCCGCGCCGCGCACACCAAAGGTCTCCAGCGCGACACCCGCACTGACAACTTCCGGCAAGCTGAAGGGCGTTCTTGTCGCAAACCTGGATAGCTCATCCAAGCGCTTCTGGGCGGCTTCCGCACTGCCCATGACCACTTCCAGGGTGCTTCGATACCGCTGAAAATCCGCCGCTCCGCGCACGAATTGCTGATTGAACAGAAACGCACCACCCGCCGCGCCGATCGCCAGCTTGGCACTCAGCCCCGCGACCGCGCCCGCCGCATCCCGCGCGCGCCCGGCAACATTGCCCAGCGCACCGGCCAGCACGCTGGCGCCGCTCACATTCGAAAGCCGCTGCGCCGCCTGGCCCACCGCCAGCATGCCCGCCGCAATGCCACCAAGCCGCGCCTGCAACGCCGCCAAGGGCTGCGATGCGCGGTCAATCGCTTCGATCAGGATGGATAGTCGGAGGGAGCCCGACATTTATGTGATTACCTCGCGGCCATGCGGCGGTTCCATTCCACCGCGCGGTTGGTCAGGAACCGGAGTTCTGCGGCAGTCCACCGCTGCCAACCGGCAGCGAGGCCGAAGGTGCCCCAGACAATTTCGCAGCATTCGGGCCAGTCTCCTGGCCACGCTGCAAAAAACTGGTCGCGACCTCAGAAATCGCGAAGAAGTCGTCAACCGAAAGATCATCCACCTGCGCGCGCGTCAGGCCGGAACACCGCGCGGCCAGCGCCAGGATCATGCTGCCAGTGCCACCTGCACCGCCCGCATCCATCGCCGCCGCCATATCGCCCGCGCGCGGTTCGCGGAAATCAATCTCCGCAATGCGATGCACTTCCGCGCCGGTATCGGTGCTGCGAAGCACAATCGGTTCCTTGAGCGTGATCTTGATGGAGGCGCGCATCACAGCACTTCCTCAGCCGCAGGGCCTGAGAATTTCAGGGTGATGTTCCCGCCTTCGCCGTCCTTCATCGTCGGCGTATCGGTCAGAAACGCGTCGTTGATCACGTAGCGCTGGCCCGTGTCGCATTCGAAGATCACGGTCACGCCCGCCAAGCGGCGCAGCGTTTCCAGCGACATGCCGGTGCGCAGCGTGGTTTCGCATTCGACCATGGCGGGCACGGTTTCTTCGGACCAGCCAACCACGCGGCCAACCGTGACGGGGTTGCGCTTGGTGCCACCCACATCCAGGCTGGCGCCCTTGGCGGTTTCGATCACCTGCCCATTGGCGCGAATGGTCGCGCGGCCCAGGAATTGCGGCATGTGCCTTTCTCCTCAAATTACAGCAGGAATTCGATTTGCGCGGCCAGCACGCGGAATTGGTTGACCAAGTCAGGCGGCAGCAGCGCATCCACGCGGTTCGGATCGCTCTCGCTCCGCACCACAATGATGTCTTGCTTGAACTGGTCGACATTTTCCACCAGGCCCGCCGCTTCCCATTGCTTGAACCTCGCGACAATTTCAGCCTTCAGCGTCCCCGGCGTCACCACATTCTGCCCGCGGGCGAAGGCCGTGCCGTCATTGGCCAGCTTATGGCGCGGGAAGCGCAGCGCGATCATGGTCCGCAGATCGTAGCGGATATAGGACAGGGTCTTCACCGTCTCGATATCCAAATAGCTGATGTCTTCAGCACCGGAAGGCGATGTCTGATAGGTGCTGATCACGCGTTCCACGAAGACCTGGCCGGCCTCATTCACCCGGAAGGTGCTGATGCCATCGCGCAGCAACAACTCCCGTTCCTGGAAGGTGAAGCGCTGGTTGATGAGCGGCGCGACCAGGCCGGGCAATTGCAGGGTTTGCACCGGGCGCGCGGGGTCAATCGCCAGCGCGGGGATGCACACAGCGGCCAGCGTTGCCGCC